TACGAAGGCAAGCCGTGGATTACCGTCGATGGGCGCGTCAAACTGCTCCGCCGCAATCACCGCGACGAGTACCGCGGCTTCGTCCAGCGGCCACTCTCCAACGACGAGAAGATCGAATGGGGCTGGTCGCCGAAAGACATCGTCATCGAAACTACGATTCGCACGGTGACGTACGGTGAGATCAAAGCCTACGGTCGCGTCAGTCTCGCCGAAGCTCAGGGCCAATCGGTCCAGGGCGTGCGTCACAATCCGGTGGCGCGTTTTCAGCCGGTCGAGATGGCCATGAAACGCTCGCTCGCACGCGCTGAGCGCTTCGCCTTTGGCACCGAGTCCCTGGTCGATGATGACGAACTGGAAGAAGCGGCGCGCACCGTCATCGAAGAGCGCAACGACCCCGAGCGTGTAGCCCAGCACGCCAAGCGCTACGACGAAATCTTCAAAGATGACGAGCCGGAATCGGAGGACGAGCTGCTCGAGCAGGTGGAATTGCAACGAGCCGAAGACGCCCAGCGCGCGCGGGAGTCCGGTGGGTAGATTTCTGCTGGTGACGCTCAAGGAGAACCTGCCAGCGCAGGGGACGACGCATAACGTGGCCATGCTCAGCATCCAGCACTGTCCGGGCGTGCATGATGTGGTGGACCTGTCGGCAATCAGCCCCGAAACGCTGGTGTCATTTCTGGGGGTTGACCGCAACTTTGGGAGTCTGGTCGACCAGAAAGCGGCAGACTGCAGCCCAGACCACCTGATCCGTGCGTACTGGAAAGGCGTGCGTCAGCCGAGGCTACCCGGCACGTGAGAAAGGAGCATGGAGAAAGGAGGAGATGACGCGGATGCCCTGGGCCGCGTTGGACGATCACTTTCATGACAATCCGAAGGTGCTCGATGCACCACTGGCGGCCGTGGGCCTGTACGCCATCGGCTTGAGCTATTGCAACGCGCAATTGAGCGACGGGTTCATTCCGCGCAGCGTCATTGTGGGTATCCGCGGTTGGGCGGCCGCAGCCAAAGAGCTCATCGAGCGCCATTTCTGGGAGCCGGCCGAGGGCGGCGGCTTTCGCGTACACGACTATCTGGACTGGAACCGCAGCCGCCAAGTGGTGCTCGCCGAGCGTGCTGCGGCGCGCGACCGAAAGCGTGAAGCACGCCGACGTCCGGCCGGACAAACGCCGGACGTCACGCGCGATGTCCGGCCGGAAAATCACCGGATGTCCGGTACCACGCCACTCCCCTCCACTCCGGACGGACTCCGTCCGTCCCCGGATCCCCCAAACCCCCTTACCGACGACGCCGCGCCTGATGAGGCTCCGCCTCGGCGCGGCTCGCAAGAATGTCCGAACTGCCGACGCACGTTCATCGGCCCCTACAGCGAGCATCACTGCGCCATCCAGCGCCCCACACGCCGTCCAGTGCTCGGTAAACTCTTGCCCCGCGAAGCCCGTGAACCAGTCCCGCCCGAGGTCCTCGCTGAGCTCGAAATTCTCGAGAAAACACGCGCCGATCGCCATGCTATAGCGGCCCAAATGGCCCAGGAACAGGCGTGATTGAGCATCGAATCCTGCGGAAAAATGACCACCTTTTCTGCGAGAAATGCGGCGTCCGTTGGCCCTGTTTAGCGGCTCAGACAGCGGCCATCCGCGTCTTGCTGAACACCACCCCACGCCAGGCCCTCAGCGTCGAGGAGTGGCATGACTACGGCAAGATCGTCGAATCGGAGGTCGCGTGACCCGGGGCGTTGAGCATCCGGCCGAGCTGCGCGCCCAGGTCGTCGCCGCTGTCCTAGCCGGCACTACTATCGCTCAGGCGGCTCGAGACTATGGACTCGCCAAACGTACCGTGGCAAATTGGTGCGCAGAAGTTGGCGCAAATGGCACCGATAACGCGCGCGAGATCGACGTCGGCGACTTGATCCTTGACCTCCTCGTTAGCCACGTCGAGGCGATTCAGGCTCAACTATCGGCAGCAGCTCGCCCGGAGTGGCTTGAAAAACAATCCGCTGCCGAGCTTGCCGAGCTGGTTGACGTCGAGTCGCATACGTCCATTCGCCTTCTCGCTGGACTCCAGGACGTCATCAACGGAGTCGCTCAGCCGCGATTGGACGCCGCTGGAGCATCAGAAAATGCCTGACGGTGACTGGGACGTGTGGCTCATCTTGGCCGGTCGCGGCACCGGAAAAACCCGCGCCGGCGCCGAAGCCGTGCTCGAGCACCTGGAGACTCAGGGTGCCAATGCACGCGTCGGCGTCGGCGCGCCGACCGCGGCGGATGTGCGTGACGTCTGCGCGGAGGGTGTATCCGGATTGATTACTGTCGCAAAGGACCGGTTCACGTCGTACAACCGGTCGCTGGGTGAAGCGCATCACCACCGCGGCGGCTACGTGAAGTTCCTGGGTGCGGAGGAACCGGCGCGCTGGAATGGTCCGCAATGGTCCATGTTGTGGGCGGATGAGCTCGCATTGTGGAACCAGGATTCGTGGGAGCAAGCGCAGTTCGGACTCCGCCTCGGTGACCGGCCGCGGGCCATTGCCACCACCACACCCAAATCCCGTGCGTTTGTGCGTACGCTCGCCGAGCAATCCACCACCCACGTGACGCGCGCCTCCACCGCTCAGAACCCGTACCTGAGCGAGCTGGTTCGCAACCGGCTCTACGACCGCTACGGCGGCACGCGCCTGGGCCGCCAGGAGCTCGATGCGGAATGGCTCGACGACGTGCCGGGCGCGCTGTGGCAGCGCTCGCAGATCGACGCCACCCGCATCAAGCAAGCACCCGATATGGCGCGTGTCGTAGTCGCCATCGATCCAGCGGTCACCTCAGGGGAGGATTCGGATGAGACGGGCATTGTGGTGGCTGGCCGTGGCGTCGATGGTCGCGGCTATGTGCTGGCTGATCGCTCGTGCCGGCTCACCCCCGACGGCTGGGCGCGCCGCGCCGCGGCCGCATACGCGCAGTTTTCTAGCGACCGTGTCATTGCCGAAGTCAACAACGGCGGCGACCTGGTCGAACGCGTCATCCGCACCGTCGACCGACAACTGCCCTACAAGGCCGTCCGCGCCTCGAGAGGCAAGCTGACTCGTGCCGAGCCTATCGCGGCACTCTACGAGCAGGGCAAAATAAGCCACGTGGGCGCGTATCCTGAGCTCGAGGACCAGATGTGCCAGTACACGCCAGACGGCTACGACGGCTCGCCTGACCGGCTGGACGCGCTCGTATGGGCTTTTACCGAGCTGATGGTGACCGGAGCGGAGGTGCGTTTCATATGAGTATTTTCGACCGTTTCACGCATCCACTCCGGCGCGATAAACCGGTGGTGCAGGCCATGCAACCGGTGGAGCAGCGCAAACTCTACCTGTACCCGGATTATCTCAATCCGGTCCTGGCCACGGATCCGGACCTGAATGCCGCCATCCGACTGGGAACGCTAGTCCACGGACCAGGGGCCACCGAAGCCATTTACGGCGCCTGGCATTACAACGACTCCAACTCGGCAGTGTTCGCGTGTCTGTCCGCCATAGCCACGGCCTATCCGGAAGCGCCGGCAAAAGTATGGAAACAGTCGGACCCCGGAACGCGCGATGAATTGCCGGACCATCCACTCAAAAAACTGCTGGATAAACCCAATCCGTACATCACCCGCGAAGATTTATGGCATTACACTCAGTGGTGTAAGCATGTCGGTGGTAATGCGTACTGGAGGAAAGTGCGAACCGCTGGCGCGGGCACGAACATCATCGCGCTCTGGCCCATCTCCCCGCTGCGTCTGCAACCGGTCACCACCAGAGAAGACGCGGCGAAAGGCATCTTCATCAGCTTCTACGCCTACACCTACGATCCAGCCAAGGATCCAGAATTGATCCCGCCGTCTGATATCGTCCACTTCCGCCTCGGCGTCGACGATAAGGACCATCGGATCGGGTGCTCGCCACTCCAGCGTCTGATTCGGGAAGTCACCGGCGACGACGAGGCCCACGCCTGGCAGGCGGCCATGCTCAGCAATGGTGGCAGTGTGGGCATGCTGATCCAGGTGCCGATCGACGCGCAGATCACCCAGCAGCAAGCCGAGGACATGAAAGCGCAGTTCGAAGAGCGCTTCGGCGGCAACAACCGCGGCAGGACCGGCGTGCTGACCGGCGGCGCCAAAGCCGAGCCCTACGGCTTCAGTCCTGAACAGATGGACATGAAGAGTTTGCACCGCATCCCCGAGGAGCGCATTTCCGCGGTGATGCGCGTGCCGGCCATCATTGCCGGCCTGGGTGCCGGCCTGGATCGCAGTACGTACGCCAACTTCCGCGAAGCGCGCGAGATGTTCGCCGAAATGACGCTGTTGCCGCTGTATAGCTTCGATGCCGCGGCGCTCAACATGCAGCTCACGCCCGAATTCACCTCGGATCCGACTATTCAGGTGGCCTTCGACGTGACCGATCTGCGCGCCTTCCAGGAAGACGAGGATGCCAAGTGGAAGCGACTCGATCTGGGTGTGCGCGGCGGCTGGGTACGCCGCAATGAAGCGCGCACCGACGTCGGCTTGCCGCCGGATATGGACGACAACGCGCCCTTGCCGAACCAGTTCATCAACCCGAATCTGCCGGGCACGCAGCAAGGTCAGGAATCGGGTCTACCGCCGGGGACGAAACAGATGCACCGTCCGCACGTGCCGCCCGAGAAGGCCAACGAGATGCTGCCCGACGTTTTGCAGGCCCTCGTCCAGCTCGCCGAGCCCGCTACCACGGCCGAGCTGCAGGAGTATTTCGACGGGCAGCAGAAGCGCGTGACGTCCGCGGTCACGACGGAAGTCCGTGCCTGACGTTGGCGATATCTACGACAGTCAGGACGAGCAGGAGCGCCTGGCGGCCATCCTCGAGCAGCGCTATCTGGCCATGCTCGGCGCCGTGCACGCGGCGTTGATTCGGCTGTACGGCCTCGACGCCAATCGCTACGTCATCTCGGACAATGCCGTCAATCTACTGCTGGTCGATGCGGCCCAGCGCGTCGTCCGCATCGATGAGACGACACGCCAGGCGATCGCCGAGCAACTGCGCGTCGGCCAGGCGCTCGGACTCTCAACGTACGAGATCGCCCACGGCAACGCCAGTCTGGGTTACCACGGCATCGACGGCCTGTATCAGGAGACCTGGAAGGGCCGCGCCGACACCATCGCCCGTACCGAGCTCCAGCACGCCCAGAATGAGGCCAGCCTGAATCGATACGCCGCCACGGGCATGGTCGACCACGTGAAGATCATCGACGGCGACGAGTGGGATCTGCCGTGCGCCCAGCGCAACGGGCGCGTCGTGCCGATCAGCGAACACCCGCAGCTCAACCATCCGAATTGCACCATGGTTCTGGTGCCAGTGCTCAGGGAGGGGATCATCTGATGCCAGGTCGGCCGTATAGAAAGCCCGTCAGCAAGGCGCAAGCGCGGTTCTTCGGCTACGCCGCGGGCGGTGGTGTGCCAGGCTTCAAACCCAGCGACGCGCGGAACAAACTACGCGGCGTGAAGCTGAGAAAACTCAAGCCGCGGGTGCGACGTCGCAAGTGAAAGGGCCGCGCGTGCTGGCGCTCATGGGGGACGAGTCGGGCCCGACGCTATGGCGCGTGTTGCAGCCGTATACCGAGCTCCAGCGGCGCGGGTATGGTGCCTGGTTTCGTCACAAGGATGATCCCGAGATGGACGCGCCCGAATGGCCATACCTGGCCGCCACGCGGCTCGAGGCGATCGTCATTCCACGCTTTTACTGGCGCGAGCACGTGGCCTCGCGGCAGTGGATTCGTACCCTGCACCGCGCCGGCCTCGCCGTGATCTACGACCTGGACGACGACGTGCTGACGCCGCAGATCGGCGCGCGCCAGCAGGCCACCACCGAGCGCGACAAAAGCCTCGAAACCCTCGAGCAGGATCGTCGCGACCGCATCGCCGCACTCCGCCTGTGCGACGGCGTGACCACCAGCAACGCCGAGCTGGCCAGCGTGATCCGCCAGTACACCGATGCGCCCGTGGTGGTCGTCCCCAACGCCATCGACGTGCCCTGGTGGCGGCAGACACTCCGCGGCGCGCCGCGCATTGAAAAGCACCTGACCATCGGCTGGGCGGGCGGCTCGCGCTATCTCGAGGACCTTGAGCCGGTCGCCGAGGCGTGGCACAACGTGGCCAGCATGCGGCCGGACGTGCACTTTGTCGTCCAGGGCTTTCTGCCGGAGGTCCTGACGGACGCGGTGCCGGCGCGCCGCATGCACCGCCTGCCGTGGCTCAGCATCGCGGAGTATCCGTGGGCCATGCGGAATGTCGACATCGCTTGCTGCAGCGTGGCGCCGAATCACTTCAACCGTTGCAAAACACCGATAAAACTCTGGGAGTTCACGCTGGCCGGCGCGGTCTCGGTCGTCTCACCGACTTTATACGGAAATGCCTCCACCCCGGACGAGGACGTGCTGGTGGCCGAGACCGCTGCCGAATGGGAAGCCGCC